ATCTCTATAATCATGGACTGCATGATGATAATTGGTACACAGAGAAATTTAAGGCTAGTGAAACTAAAGTAGTTAAAAAAGAAGAATTAGAGGAGGCAAAGAAACTAATGCCTCCAGAGATATACGAAGCTGAGTATGAATGTAGCTTTGAAAGTTCTGCAATAGGAGCTATCTATTCACAAGGACTGAATAAAGCAGAAGATGAAGGCAGAGTAACAAAAGTGCCTTATGATCCTACAATGAAGGTATCGACCTTTTGGGATCTAGGTATGGCAGATAAAACCTCTATATGGTTTTGTCAGCAAAAAGGAACTGCTATACATCTGATAGATTATTTTGAGGACTCAGGAGAAAGTTTAGAATACTACTCATCGGTGCTACAAGATCGTGGATATATCTACGATACGCACTATCTACCACACGATGCACAAGTACGAGAGATCGGAACTGGTAAATCGAGGGTAGAAATAGCACAAAGTCTTGGTCTATCGACCAGCATTGTGCCTAAAATGAGTATAGAAGATGGTATTAACGCAGTCAGAATGACATTATCACGATGTTATTTTGACTTTGAAAAGACAAAAGAAGGATTAGATGCCCTTAGACAGTACAGATGGGCAGTTAATGACAAAGGCGAAAGCAAAAATAGACCACAGCACGACTGGACTTCCCATAGTGCAGACGCATTTCGCTACTTATGTACTGGATTACAGGAAACAAAGAACTGGGCAACACAAATTAAATATCCGAAACTAGGAATTGTATAATGAAATTAACGAAAGAAAGATTAAAAGCACTTATATCGCAAGAAATTACTAATTCTCTTGGCTATTATGGTGGTGAATTATCTTCACAACGCAAAAATGCACTAAAATTTTACTTAGGAGAGCCACTTGGCAACGAAGTAGAAGGTCAATCGCAAGTTAGATCGCAAGATGTGCTAGAAGTTGTAGAGAGCATATTACCAAGTATGATGAGAATATTCACACAAGGCGAAAGTATCGTAAGATTTGAAGCAAATGGGCCAGAAGATGTGCAATATGCCGAACAAGCATCAGACTATATCAATCATATTTTCAACAAAGACAATAATGGCTACCAAATCCTACATACTATGTTTAAAGATGCTCTTATTTCTAAGAATGGCTTTGTAAAATACTACTGGAAAACAGATAAAGAGCAAAAACAAGAGTCTTATGAGAATCTTACTGGTGCAGAGTATCAAGCATTACTTGCTGACACCGAAGTTGAGGTTGTAGAGGTAGAAGAAGGCGATATTGACCTAGATATTAACAATGTTGACTTCAGCGAGACAAAATACAATGTAACTGTTCAAAGAGTTAAAGAATATGGGCGTGTGTGTGTAGATAATGTTGCTCCAGAAAGCGTTTTAGTAAGCAAAACTGCAACAAGTTTAGAAGATTGTAACTTTATTGGGCAAAGAGTTTTTAAAACAAGATCAGAACTAATTAGTATGGGGTTTGACAAAAAAATTGTCAAAGAATTACCAGTAGCAGACGAAGAAATTTACAATACAGAGGCTGTAACACGAAGGTCATACGATGATGAAACGATGCCACAAGAGTATCAAAACATCGATCCTTTACTGACTAGAGTGAGTGTCATAGATTGCTACATGAAATGTGATTTTGACAACGATGGTATAGCAGAATTAAGACACATCGTAGTTGGTGGATCAGGGCCAAACGCATATCATATACTTGAAAACGAACCTATAGAGCAAATACCTTTTGCTATGGTAACAGCAATACCAATGCCTCATAGATTTTATGGTTTGTCTATTTACGATCTAATCGGTGATGTTCAAGAAATCAAAACAACACTTTTAAGACAAACTTTAAATAACGCTTATCTACAAAACAATGCCAGAACTGTAGTAGTAGATGGGCAAGTGAATATTGATGACCTCCTTACATCAAGAGCTGGGGGTATTGTCAGAGCAAAATCTGCTGGTGCAGTTACCCCTTTAGCTTCTCCAAACTTTATGCAAGAAGGATTAGCGATGATTGACAAAGTTGATGGCATTAGAGAATCAAGGTCAGGTGTATCAAAAGTACAAATGGGTTTAGATAGTGATGTCATAAACAAATCACACACAACTGCCACAAGTGCAAATGTGATGATGAACGCATCTACACAAAGAATAGAACTGTATGCTAGAAACTTTAGTGAAGGTGTGAAAAGAATGTTTCAAGGTATTTTACAACTAACTTGTAAGTATCAAGATCAAGAAAGAATTATCAAATTAAGAAATAAATTTGTGCCGATGAATCCTAGAGATTGGCATGACAAATACAATGCGACTGTCCAAGTTGGACTAGGCACAGGATCTCAAGATCAAAGACTAGAAGTGCTTGGTAGAGTTCTTGCAGTACAGGAAAAACTTATCGCATCAGGTGGAATGGGTATTGTAGATCCACAAAAAATCTATAATACTTTAGAAAAATATTTAGAAAATGCTGGTTATAAAGATGCAAGTCAATTTTTTAACAATCCACAATCAATGCCACCAAGACCACAAAGACAAAAAAGACCAGATCCAACATTGGCTTTGGCTCAACAAGAATTACAGATGAAACAAGCAAAAGATAAAGCAGAATTACAATTAAAAGCTAGAAAACAAGAGACAGACGCTGTTGTTGCTAGAGAAAAACTAAATTTAGATCAACAAAAACTAGCTACACAAATTTTAAAACAAGATGAGGGTAATCAAATACAAAAAGAAAAATTAGCATCACAGATTTTAAAGGAGGGTATAAATTAATGTTTCAACCATTTGGATCAAGCAGCCTTGCACAAAACATCATAGACTCTAGACTCTCTGGAGTAAACGCTTCTACACCTATGGAAAGACAAGATATAAATCAGTTTGGTGTATTTAGAAATCCATACTCACCAGAGGGATTTTATGCTAATGAAACAGATCAGTTTCCAAGACCAGCCTTCACACCACCTACTGTTGATGAGGAAGGCAACCCACAATGTAATAATGAAGAAGGATATTTCTACGATCCTATTACAAATTCTTGTAAACTTATAGAACCTGAACCAACCAGCGATGGTAATGGAGATAATAAAACACCACAACCAGTATATCAGGGTGTGGGAAGTGTATTTAGTCCAGTACAAAATGCCTTTATGAATTTAGGATTAGGTGGCAGCACAGCAGATGATGTAAAATCATATTTTGGATCAGGAGAGATAGATCCTTATGGATCAGGACTAAGTGGTTTCTTTAGAAGATTTACTCCAATGGGCCAGTTTTCTACATTTAGAGATGTAAATACACTTGTAAATGCTGGTGTACTGGATAGAGCCTCTGATGGTACATTAAGGTTCGCAAAAGGTGGTAATCTTGCATATGCACTAGCAAATCAAAAGTTTGAACAAGACCTTGCAAAAAAACAAGGTTTGAACCTAGATGCAAAAGCAGATACACCATACGCTGTTGATTCCTCTGGCAATCCAATTTACATGACGCAAAGCAGAGGTGACAAAGCTGATGATTTTGGAACAATAAATCTTGATGGTAGATCTTCAAGACCATTCCAATCTAATTATGGTGCGTCTCAAATAGTTTCTTACTCTCCACCAGATCCCAATAGACAAAAAAGTGCTAGTGAAAGAATGTTTGAGGCAAAAAGAACATTTACATCTCCAAAAAAACAAATAAATTCTCAAGCATTTACAGGAATGGGATATACTCGTGGCAGATAACGAACAAAAAAGAAGCCAACAAGCAAAACACATACTTGAAGATCCAATATTTATAGAAGCAGTAAACACAATTCGATCCGACCTAGCTAATGAATGGCTAAACAGCGATGTAAAAAGTTCAGAACAAAGGGAAAACATCTTTATTATGAGAAGAATGTTGGAACTTGTTGTGATGCAAATAAAATCAGTCATGGAGACTGGTAAAATCATAAAAAAATAGGAGAAATAAATGGCAGAACAACCAGTAATGGATTCTGCAACAGAAAATCCAAGTGAATCTGTTGCACCAACGCCCAAGCCTCTAAACACAGGAGAGGCAGCAGATGTCTTGAAAAACTTACTAAATCCAGAAGCCTCTAAGACTCAAGAATCTGCAAGTGATGAATCAACAAAAGAGGTAAGCGACTCGGAAACGAATATCGAAGATACTTTTGACGATCCAGAACTACTAGATCAAATTGAAGATGAACAAACATCTGATAGTAATCAGGAACTTTATAAAGTTGTTGTTGATGGACAAGAGCTTGAAGTCACCCTTGATGAACTTATGAAAGGTTATTCACGACAAAGCGATTATACTCGTAAGACCGAAAAACTATCTCAAGAAAGAAAAATTCTAGAAGATAGAAATGCACAAGCACAAAGGTTAAACGAGGAGGCTAAAATCAAACGAGATGAATATGCTGCAAATATAAAATTGTTAGAAGAACAGTTTTTGGCAAATGAATCAAAAGTTGATATGGACAAGCTGTATGCAGAAGATCCAGCAGAATATGTGCGTGAAGAAGCTCGTCAAAGGAAAAGAAAAGAAATGTTACAACAAACCAGAGATGAGAAGAAAAAACTTCAAGAAGAACAGATGATGGAAAATATGAAAAATCGTCAGATTTATCTTGCACAACAAAGTAAATTACTTGCTGAGAAACTGCCAATATATGCAGATCCAAAGAAAGGCCCACAATTTCGAAAAAACCTACAAGAATACGCAAAAGAAGTAGGCTATTCGGATCAAGACCTCGATCAACTTATAGACCATAGAGCAGTTGTTATGTTAGCAAATGCTTATCGCTATGATAAGTTAAGAAAAGCTAACCTTAAAAATAAAAAAATAACAAAGGTATCTAAGGTCGTCAGTTCATCAACACAAAAAGTTCAAGACGATGATGAATCTTTACAGCGTATGAAATCTAAAAAAGCAACTCTTAGGAAAACAGGAAAAGTAAATGATGCTGTTCATGTTTTACAAGAGATGTTCTCTAAATAACAACATATAGAAAGGAATAAGTAATGGCACAACCAACCAATACTTTTGATACCTATGATGGTGCGAATTCTATAAGAGAAGATTTAGCTGATGTAATTTACAATATTTCACCGACTGAAACTCCTTTTATGAGCAACGCAGCAAAAGGTACAGCGACAAACACACTTTACGAATGGCAGACAGACTCACTAGCTGATGCTGCTGCTAACGCACAAATCGAAGGTGATGATTATACAGGCGATGCAAGAACTGCAACTGTAAGACTAAACAACCAAACACAAATCTCTGCAAAATCAGTAACTATATCTGGAACTGACGATGCAGTAGATAATGCTGGTATGTCAACACAGATGGCTTATCAACTTGCAAAGATGGGTAAAGAACTCAAGCGAGACATGGAAAGAGCTTTTGTAGGAATTGAAAATGCAAAAGTTGCTGGTAACTCATCAACTGCAAGAGAGACAGCTTCTGTCGGAACATGGTATGGTGGAAACAAACCCGGCACATCTTCTGCTGCTGGTAATTTCTCAACCAATGGTTCACCTTCAGCAACTCCTGCTGGTACAGGAGCAACAGCAATCGCTGGTGGTTCTAACAGAACTTTTACAGAGGCATTATTAAAAGCTGGTCTTTTAAAAGCCTTTGAATTAGGTGGAGAACCTGAGACAGTAATGATGTCACCATCACACAAACAGTTAGCTTCTGCATTTAATGGTGTCGCTACAAAGTATAAAGATGCGAGTGATAGAGTATCTATCGGTACAACTGACATTTATGTATCTGACTTTGGTGAGGTAGCTTTCGTACCAAACAGACATCAACAAGCAAACAGAGTTGATATCCTACAAATGGATATGTGGAGTGTGGACTTTTTAAGACCATTCCAAACAACTGATCTTGCAAAGACTGGTGACTCTGACAAGAAGTTACTCTTATGTGAGTACGCTTTATGTGCAAAAGCACCTAATGCAAACTATGGAATATTTAACTTAACTGCATAATTATTTGTAGTCAAAGGACTGGGGGTGTATATTGCACCCCCTTTATCATACAGAGAGGAAAAAATGACAATATTTAGTAATAAAAAACATTCATCAAGACTTTACAAAATTGTGCAAAACTCAAAAAAGATTGAACAAACTGTATCAAGAGGCACAGGCAAAAAACAATCAAAACAAACTTCTGGTGGAGATAGAAAATACGATCCTATGTTAAGCATGAGAAGTAATCAGGGTTTGGAAGTACAAGATACTATTGATATGATGATTGCAAAAGCAATAAAGTAATGGCTAAAAAATTCTCACTTAACGATCCTGACGATCAATCATCAGTAAAGACAAATCTTATTGTTGATGAAGCTGAGAATAAAATACACATAGAAAACTATCAAGACGAATCTACAGTTAAAGAGATCATTGATGCCAATAAAGTTGCACAGAATGAAGGTGCATATAAAGCAAAAGCCTTCACCCATGAGAAGGGTTATCGTGTAGCAAGATTACCAAACATTGTAGTACACCAACTAGCAAAAAAAGGTATCATAAATTACAATGGCAAAGTGCTTGATAAAACTCGTTTTTTTAGGTGGCTTAACGACTCCGATAATAAACACTTTAGAATTTACACAGGAAACTTATAATGGCATTAGACACATATTCGAATCTTAAAACATCGATTGCAAATTATCTAAATAGAAGCGATCTTACTGCGTTTCTTGGTGATTTTATTTTATTAACAGAGGCTCGTCTAAACAGAGAGCTACGAGTTAGAGAGATGGTCAACACAGATACATCTATCACAACAGTAGCTGGTACACAAAGTTACGCTTTACCTACAGGATATCTAGAGGCTACAACAATTATTTTTCAAAGTGATCCTTTCTGTACTTTAAGGTTTATTAGCAACACAGATTTTTATAACAAATACAATAGTAGCCAAGCCAGAGGTAAACCAACATATTTTACAGTAGTTGGAACAAATATATTATTAGGTGTACCACCTAATAGTGCAACAACATTACAAGTAAATTATTATAAAAAACTCGATACACTTTCAGACAGTAATACAACAAATACAATTTTAACAAACTACCCAGAGTTATATCTTTATGGTGCATTAGCAGAGTCAGCACCATTTATCATGCAAGATGAAAGAATAAATACATGGGGTACTCTATACAAAGAGGCATTAAAAAATGCGAATGAAACATCATCAAGAGGATCTACAACATCATCACCATTACAAATGTCAACCCCTCAGGTGGCATAGATGATAGAGTTTGGTGACTTACAAGCCGATCTACCTAGTTATCAAAACTCAGGTGCATTAGTAGTAGATAATGTTTTACCTTTAGCTAAAGGTTACAAGAGCCTTGCTGGTTTTCAGGCACTTAGTGGTACAGGATTAAGTAATGCAGCAGTAGGGTTGTTTACTAGCTTTAGTGCTAGTGGTTCTACAAACTACGCTGGTGATAGGTCAAAACTTTATCAAATGGACTCCTCTCTTGTCTTTCAAGATAAAAGTAAAGCTGGTGGCTACAATAACTCTACAACAGAAAACGCAAGAGACTTTTGGGCATTTACACAATTTGGATCAAACATAATTGCAACCAACTTTGCAGACAATATTCAAAAATTTACAGAAGGCACAAGTAGTGCTTTTAGTGATCTTGTAGCTCTGAAAGCAAAATACATAGCAGTAATCAGAGACTTTGTAGTGGCTGGTTACACTAACGAGTCAGGCACAGTTTACAACCAAAGAGTTAAATGGTCAGGACTGAACGATAGTTCTACATGGACACCTAGTCAGGCAACACAGTCTGGTTTTCAAGATATTGTAGGTAGTCATGGTAACATACAAGCCATTGTAGGTGGTGAGTCTGCTGGTGTTATTTTTATGGAAAAAGCTATCTACAGAATGTCTTATGTAGGTGTTCCATTAGTATTTCAGTTTGACAAAATAGCAGACAATATTGGTGCATTTGCACCTAAGTCTGTTGCTTCTTATGGAAACATGGTTTTCTTTTTAGCACAAGATGGTTTTTATAAACTAACTGGTGGACAACAATTAACACCCATTGGTAATGGTAAAGTAGATAACTTCTTCTTTGATGATCTTTCATCTAACCTAGATGGTATTACATCTGCTGTCGATCCCAACAATAGTATTGTTGTTTGGTCATATCGTGGATCAGGTGCTACAGGAACTACTAACAACAAACTTCTTATCTATAACTATGCAGTAGATAAATGGTCAACTGGTAGTGGACAAGACCTAGAGTTTATCGCAAGTGCATCACAAGAAGCATTTACCACATTAGAAAGCCTTGATGTGTTAGGAGACCTAGACAATCTACCAAAGTCACTAGACTCATACTTCTACAAAGAGGGTATTGTTGGTCTTGCTGGTTTTAATTCAGCAAACAAGTTTGGAAAATTTATTGCAAACAGTCTATCTGCTACAGTAGATACAACAGAATTTGAAGGAGCAAAAGGAAAGAGATCAACACTTATTGAGTGCAGACCAATAGTTGATGGTACAACAAACACAACTGTTACTGTCACTCCCATTACAAGGCAGTCACAACTTGATACAACCTCAACTGGTTCTGCTGTTAATACTAACGATACTGGCACTTGTCCTTTACGATCTACCTCTAGGTATCATCGCATAAGAGTTAGTGTTAATGGTAACTTTGATACGATGTCAGGAGTAGATATAGAAGCGAGACCTGAAGGTGGCAGATAATCAGTTTCCAAGAGTTCCTTTATCTATACCAGATACAAGTCAACATTTAAGATTAGTTTCAACATCACTTAACAATACGATAGATGGTAAGCTAAATAGTACAGGCACAATTACATTAACTGCAAGTGCAACATCATCAACTTTGACAGATGCTCGTATTAGTGGTAACTCTGTTATATTGTTTATGCCAACTACAGCGAATGGTAGAACTGCTCTCAACACACTTCATGTGTCGGCCAGAGCTAATGGTAGTGCAACCTTAACTCATGCAAGTTCAGGAAACACAGATCAAACTTTATCATATTGTATCATTGGATAATTTAGTAACACGAGTACCATCAGAAGATGTTGAATTTATTTGGAGACAAACATCTCCATTATTAATGAAAGCCTTAGACGAAACATATAACATAGAGGACATATATGAAGGCTTAATAGATGATCGTATGCAACTTTTTATAAGTTGGAATAATGATCGAGTTGAAAGTGCTATCGTAACAGAGATAGCAAAATACCCACAGTCAAAGGTGCTTAGATACTTTTTGGCTGGTGGATCTAACCTTGATAATTGGTTAGATAATCTACAACAAGTTGTAGAAAAATTTGCAAAATTACAAAATTGTACTCACATAGAAGTCGCTGGGCGTAAAGGGTGGGTGCGAAAGCTGAAAGGATATAAAGTTAAAGCATACTTATTAAACAAGGAAATATAAAATGTCAAAAGGATCAAACCCATCAAATGTAACAACAACTACTGCTACTGAACCATCAGAGTTTATAAGACCATATTTATCTCAAGCTATAGATTATAGCCAAGATTTATTTGAGTCTGATTTACCACAGTTTTTCCCTGATGCTACATATACAGGATTTGCACCAGAAACAGAAACTGCACTTGATTTGGCGACTGCAAGAGCTACTGCTGGTAGTCCTTTATTAAACCTAAGTCAACAAGAGGCAAACAGAATTTTATCAGGTGATTATCTGTCACCTACAACAAATCCATATTCACAAGCTCTTTTTAACCAAATGGCTGATGATGTAACATCGAAGGTACAATCACAATTTAGTGCTGCTGGTCGTTTAGGCTCTGCTGCAAATCAAGAAGTATTAGCAGACTCATTAGGCAGACTAGCTAATGAAGTTTACTCAGATCAATTTAATAGAGAACGAGACGCTATGATAAATACTATGAGTACAGCACCTACGCTGGGAGCAGCAGATTATCAAGACATTGAAAGACTAGCACAAGTAGGAGCAGATAAAGAGGCTTTAGCTAATGCAAAATTACAAGATGCCATAAACAGATTTGATTTTGAACAGCAAAAACCATTTATAAAACTAAATGAATATCTAGGTGCTTTAGGTGCTAATGTTCCAACAACAACTGTAGAAACTCAACCAGTCTTTAGAGATAGAGTTAGTGGATTACTGGGTGGTGCTGGTGCTGGTATTAATATTGCAAGTCAATTAGGACTGTCACCTATGGCTGGTGCAATCGGTGGAGGATTACTAGGAGGATTCTTTTAATGAATTTAGGATTCTTAGATAAAAGTTTAGCAAAACAATATCCACAACTATACAATATAGGTATGACTAGAAGTGGTTTATTTCCACCATCAAGGTCAATGTTTAATCAGTCTGTTGGTTTTCAACAATCTCCAGCGATGCAAACATTAGAGAATTTAGCTGAGCAAGGCGTAAATAAAATTGTTACACCTAGCGTAAATTTTGCTGGTAGTCTTTTAAATACTCCCATAGAGGACACAGCTAAGTTTTTCGGTTACGATGTAAAAAACTTTATACCTTTTATGTCAGGAGATTATAATTTTGATTTTACAGGAAAAAAAATTACTACTGACCAACCTCAAACATTAAGTCAAGAGGTAGAGTCTTTAATTAAAAAAGACACATCAGAAAAAGATCAAGATAAAGTCACATTTGATAGTCCTCTTGGTGATATTACAATAAACAAAAGTGATTTAAATAACAACACATCAAATTTATTATCTAACGAACAAATAAAAGACAACAATGTAAAACCTAATTTATTAAATACATTTACATCTACACCAGCAACAGAAGGTGGTTTTACATACAATCTTTCGGTAACTGATGGTCAAGGTATAACAAATAAAAAACAAACTACAGAACAGACAACTGATAGTGTAAAACCTGATGATAAGGAACAAAAAGTTAAAGTAACTGGCGTAGATGATGCACCAGTCACAGACAGTTCAGTAGAAGCAGTACCTACATCTGATAATAAAGAATTAACACCTACAAGCTCTTTTATGAAAAAATTTGAAAATTTTGCTAAGACAGAATTTGGACAGGATTTCTTTGCTGATCTTTTATCTCAATCATCGCCTCAAGTTGGAAAACCTCAATCTTTTGGTGCAAATTTTGGACAAGCGTATCAAAAAGCGAAAGAACTACAAGATGCACGAGATAAAAAAAATGATGAAAGCGATGCTATTAGTAAAGGCACAATTAATGGTAATGGATTATCTGCTGGTTTGTTCTCTGATAAAGGCAAACTCTACGCTACTGTAGATGGTGTAAAATATTTTGAAAAAGATTTTGAAAAAGTTTTTGGTAAAAATTATCAATTTAGATCATTTGGCCAACAAACATTTGGTATTCTAAATGCAAAACAAATGTCTGATTTAGATACTGCATTGACTCAAGATGAAAATAGTTTGACTTCATTTGTAAATTATTTAAGTGCAGTAGGAGATACTAATACTGGTGTTTCTAGGATTGCTGACAATTTTCTAGCAAGAATAAAAATTATGGTCGGTGGTGAACTATCACAAGAACAATTTAATTTATTATTAGCAAGTGCAGAGCTTCCAGCTCTTATAGCACAGTCAAGAGTTGAATTAGCTGGGCCGGGTGTTCTTACAGATCAAGATTTTATAAGATTATTAGAAACTATTGGTGGTGATGTTAATGCTTATCAAAATCCACAGATAGTTAAAGATAGAATATCTGATCTCATATCAAAAAAATATGCAACATATAAGAGAAATGTAGATAGATACAATGGAAATGTAAAAGAGCAATATGGACAATTAGGTTATGAAGAAAGAGAACTACTTGAATTTGACAAAGAACAACTTGGTCTTATAGATGTAGATGCACAAATAAAAATGGGTGTGTTTGATCCTTCATCATATCCAGTAAATGAACTTGTGTCATTGTTAAACGATCCTTCTGTTAAAAGTAGCTCAAAAGAAATTATAGTTGAATATTTGGAAGGACAAGAGCAATAATGACATTAGAGGAAAGAATTGCAAAAATTAATTCTAAGTATAATTTTCAAACACCGACAGTACAAAATCAAAACCAAAATAATATATCTTTTAAAGAGGGAATTACACGAGCTGCTGGTCAAGGTCTCAGCTTTGGTTTTGGAGATGAATTAGAGGCTTTATACAATAGTAAAAAAAATAAAACTTCTTATGAAGAAGAACTTACAAAGGTAAGAGGTAAATTAAAACAATTTAGAGAAGATAGTCCAGTAGCAGCATATGGAACAGAAATAGGAGCTTCAATACCATCTATGGTTGCTGGTGGTGCTGGTATTGCTAGATTAGGTGTTAAGGGTGCTGGTAAAATAGCTGGTATTGAAGGTGCAGCTTATGGTGCTGGTGTTGGAGAAAACGCAGAAGAAAGAGCAAAAGGAGCTGCTGTAGGTGCAGCTTTGTCAGGCACTACATCTAAAATAGCACAGAAAATTTTTCCTAAGACTACTGAATTAGCAAAAAAGTTTTTAAGAAATGATATACGATTAACAGGGCCACAATCTGTAAAAGGTAGTGGTGCTTTAGGTGATCTTGCCTATGGTATTGAATCATCGTCAACATCTATTCCCGGTGTAGGTAAATCCATAGTTGAGGCTAAAACAAGAGCTTTATCAGATTTTAATAAGTTAGCTATGCTGGAAGCACTTGATCCTGTTTTAACAAAGAGCCAAAGAAAAATTTTAAAGAAACAACTAAATCAAGTTGATGGTACAGAGGCATACGAATTAGTAGATAAATTTTTACAAGATGAGTATGGCAAAGTAATTGGAAAAATTAATTTATCAGGCAGTCAAATTACAAATCTTGATGATGATATTATTAACATTTTACTAAAATCAGACTTGACAGAATCACAAAGATTAGTTGTTTTAAAATCACTTAACAATCTTTATTTTAAAAAACAAAAAGTAAATCCAGCAACAGGAGAAAAGTTTTTGTCTGGTAAGGACTTAAAAAATTTAGAAAGTGACCTATACAGTTTACAAACAAAATACTTTAAAAAAGGCGAGGTAGAGGACAGATTTTTTGGCGAAACATTTAAACAAATTAGAGATGCTTTTAAAAGTATTGCTTCACAAACGCAAGGTGGTAAACAACTTCAAAAAGTAAATAGTGCGTTTGCAAGAATTGTTCCTATAAGAGAAGCAGTAACAGCAGCAAATAAAACTCAGGGTATTTTCTCATCTGCACAGTTTTTAAATGCAATTAAAAAGACAGATCAATCTAAAAACAAAATAATGACAGCAAGAGGTCAAAGCTCTATGTTGGATTTAGCTAGAGAAGGTGACGAAATATTTGGTCAATTTGTACCTGATAGTGGTACTGCATCGAGACTCATCGCTGGTGCAAGTGCTGTTAATCCAGCTCTTATTGCAAGATTAATAGCACCTACATTTGCAGCACAAGCACTTTATGGTGGTGGTAGAGCATTATCAAGAGGTTTGTTAAATTTACCATCTAATTTAGCTAGGGCATTACCAGCTACATCTGGCCTTTTATCACAACCAGTAGCAAATAGAGGACAAGAAATGTTAAATAGACGAGGATTATTACGATGACAGTATCAAATTTTAGTACGACAGCCAGTAACAACACAGCAATAAATGGTGTTAATATATCAGAGGGCATGAGTCCATCTGATGTAAACAACGCTTTGCGTGAGTTTGCAAAAGACATTAGAACAGTATGGAACGACAAAGAGTGGTTTTTATTAGGTGATGGTGATGGAACAACAACCTTTACTAGAGCCTCTGCAACAAGCATTACTGTAGCTGCAAACATTACATCGACATATCATGTAGGTCGTAGAGTCAAAGTCATAGGATCTAATACAGGAACTATCTTTGGTAAAATAGCAACAAGTTCTTTCTCTTCACCGAACACAACTGTAACATTTGTATTTGATAGTGGATCTATAAACTCTGGTGATACCACAGTTCAGGTCTATGTAGGTTCGGTTTTTACAAATCCAGCTAATCCTGTTGTCGATGAAGATAACATGGCAAGTGATAGTGCTATCCTTCCTCCTTCTCAACAATCAGTAAAAGCATTTGTCACTTCAGGCACAGTCACTCTCTCTAACAAATCTATAGCATTAGGCAGTAACACCATATCAGGAACTACTGCTCAATTTAACTCTGCGTTATCAGATGGTAGCTTTGCCACATTAGCTGGATCAGAAACATTAACTAACAAAACACTTACAAGTCCTGTATTAGATACAGCAATAAGTGGTTCTGCTTTTCTTGATGAAGATGATTTTGCATCAGATAGTGCAACAAAGGTAGCCTCACAACAATCTATTAAGGCTTATGTAAATTCACAAGTAGTAGCACAAGACTTAGATATCTCTGATGGTTCATCAGCTATTGATATTGTGCTTGGTACAGAAACACTTGGTTTATTGGGTGGTACAGGAATTACATCAACAGCCTCTGGCACAAATGTAACCCTTGCTATTGACTCGACTGTAGCAACAAAAGCTGGTAGTGAAACTCTTACAAACAAAACTATAAGTGGTTCTAGCAATACATTATCTAATATTGCAAATTCAAGTCTTACTAATTCAACAGTTTCTTATGGTGGTGTATCTTTAGCTTTAGGTGCTAGTGATGCAACCCCAGCATTTGACCTACAAGATGCAACTAGCTATCCAGCAAGTGCATTGACAGGCACAATCGGTAACTCACAAGTAGGAACTGGTATTGATGCAGTAAAAATAGCAGATGGCTCTGTTACAAATACTGAGTTCCAACATATCAATACTTTATCTTCTAATGCACAAACACAATTAGATGCAAAGGTAGCAAAAGCCTCTAACTTATCAGACTTAGCTTCAGCCTCTACAGCAAGATCAAATCTTGGTCTTGGTACTATGGCTGTTCAAAACGCTGCAACAGTCAATATTAGTGGTGGTAGTATTACAGGACTATCAACACCTTCTAATAATTCTGATGTAGCTATTAAGTCTTATGTAGATAATGCAGTAGCTGGTCTTAGAACAAGGATAATTGCTGAAGTGGCAACGACAGCTAGTGTTAATTTGTCAAATGGACTTGAAGCTGGTGACACAATCGATGGTGTAACCCTTGTTGCTGGTGATAGAGTCTTAGTCAAAGATCAATCTACAGCTACTGAAAATGGTTTATATTTAGCAGTATCTAGTGGTGCTGCATCAAGAGATCCTGAACACGATACTATCGCTGAATTAAGTGGTGGTATGGTCGTGGTAAATCAAGGATCTACTAATGACAACAAGATATTTCTTTGTACAACTGATAGCGATGGCTCACTTGGTTCTACAAACATAACATATACACAAGTTACACCAAGTAACACAGGAACAGTTACAAGTATTGGTCTTACCCAATCAGGTTCAGAGTTTTCTATATCAGGATCACCAGTCACATCTGCTGGTAATATAACATTAGATGTAAACAGAATTAGTGCTACTAAGATTGGCTCTAACACAAGTGTATCTGATACAGAATTTGGTTACTTGGCAAATGTGTCAAGCGATATACAAACACAAATAGATTCCAAAGCTGGTGCTGGTTTTGCAGTAGCGATGGCAATAGCTTTATAAGAAAGGAAAACAATGGCTCAAGATTTTGAAAGATCATACGCTAGTTCGATTTCAAACTCATCAGGATCGCCAACAACATTGGTCACTTCAAATTCTGATGACGCATTGATTTCAATTAGATGTGTAAACAAACACACATCATCAATAAATATAACTGTAGTAATTACATCAGGTGGTACAACATTTAATGTAATCAAAGATGCACCTATTCCTGTAGGTGGTTCACTTGAATTAATTGACTCAGGTTCTAAGATTGTGATACAAAATGGTGATGTATTAAAAGCATTTGCAAGTACAGCTAGTGCTTGTGATGTATTAGTAAGTTTCGTTGATAGTATCAGTACATAGGAGATAACATGGCGTATGTAGGTAACACACCAGCAGATAAAACATTAAAGTTAGAAAAACAACAGTTTACTACTTCTGCTACAACATCTTATACTCTTAGTCATAGTGTATCTGATCCTCAGGATATAGCTTTGTTTATCAACAATGTTAGACAAAACCCTAACTCAAGCTATACAGTATCAGGCACAGCACTAACACTAAGTGCAGCTACTGCCTCTACAGACACCATGTACTGTGTGTTTTTAGGTAGAGCCATAGGCACAGTAGGTATTGGAGCTGGTTCAGTAACTAAAGACAAAGTAGATTTTATATCTGATGGTACAGGATCAGGTGTTATATCTAAAGGTGATGGATCAAGTATTGATGGATCTATACAACTCAACTGCCATGTCAATTCGCATGGTATTAAATTAAAGTCACCACCTCATAGTGCTGGACAAAGTTATACTTTAACATTTCCAAGTACAGCTCCTGTCAATGGCAAAGTCTTACAGACAGATGGATCTGGTAATTTAAGTTTTGCAGATGGTAATTTAGCAGCATCATGTTCATTTGCTGCATATATGAACTCTGGTGTTACAAATATAGCAGCAGATTCATTAGTTTCTTTACCTTTCGACACAGAGTTTTTTGATGTAGGTAGTAATTTCAATACTTCAACATACACTTTTACTGCACCAGCTACTGGCTACTATTTGTTTAACACATATATTAGATTGAATAATAATAATAGAGATATGAATTATATAATGTTTAGACTTGTTACAACAACTAGAGAATATGAAAGAAATATATGGGATCCAAATGCTTTTTATAATGATGTAACCTATTGGAGTATGAACAGCACAGATTATGTTTATCTTTCTAGTGGTAATACAGTAACACCGAAATACTATCAAGGTGGTGGAAGTGCGAATGTGGATATACCATCAGGAGCAGGACAATCAATGTTTAGTGGAATGAGGATAGCATAATGGCAATAGATAAAATACAAGCAGAAAGCATAAACCTAG